TAACGTACAACGGCAATTGATAACATCCCCAGCACTTCCACTTGGGTCGCAAGGATGTAACATTTGCTCAAAACCGCCATTCTTAGTTTTAACATTAAATTTTTCATCGTATGCTACTTTTATTCCGTCCATATGATAATGGTCAAACATATCTCTTGGAACTCGCCTTGTTCTGTTATCCCTCGCTGCTATCCATTCCTTTATAGTTACAAGTCCAGTTGCAGCCGTGCCTACCATTGAGCCTATGTTCGCTGCTCGACCTGTTTCCGTTCTTGCTATCATCTCTGCTCTGTAATCCGTTATCCCAGCCGTTCTTAATAGCTTGATTGTTTCTTGCATCGTTAAACCTTCATCAACTGACTTCATTAAGTATTGTTGAATTTGGTTCTTTGTTGTTTGAGTTATCTCTGCTGCTATATTGTCTAAGCCTTTTAATTCAAGGTAGGTTAGCATAACATAGGTAAACAAGTCCGTTTGCTTACTCTTAAACTCCTCTGGACCAAAATAACCTTTAACCGACTTTGACACGTTCTTCTCGGAAATTTGTGCCATCTTAACGCCCATTGCAATATGAACGTTTTGGATGGTCTTCTTTATCTTCTTATCGCTAATAGCGTTTAAATCTTGGGTATCGCAATAAGTATCCACTTGCCTTTGTAGTTCTTTCTTGAACTTAGGCGAATAGGTTTTTATTGCGTTTAAATATAGTTTTCTATAATTTTGCCAAATCATTTGTTAGGATTGAAAGCCCAATTCTTTAAGGAAATATCCCTCTTAGATGGACACTCTTTGTTTACAGGTTTACCTTGTTCCATATTTTTCATTCTACTTACAAAGCTAATCGTTCTATTTGCCGACTTAACTTCGTTTGCACCCCAATCCGCTTTCTTCTTGCTCAATAGATTTAAGTTCCTATTTACTGGACTTCTATCTAATGATGCTAAACGTGAACATTTAGTTTCACTCCAAGCCTTTAACTCCGAGTAAGACATATTCACAGTATCGTGGTACTTGCCGTACACTTCATCAATAACTTCTTGAAGGTCGGCTTTTAGATCAACCTTTAAATCAAATAACTTATCTAAAATGTCTTGACTATTCATTTGGTAGCGTTAATGGTTGGAACTCATCTGGACTTTGTAAACTTGATGGAATGTATAGTTTTTCCATTTCAATTTGATTTATGTAATCAGGAATCTCTAATCCCATTATATCCATCTTTTGCTTAGGTGCAATCCACCACGCTTTATCCAACCATTCTACTTGCTCCGCTTTGTTTGCTTCTAATTCTCCGTAAACAGTTGGGTCAAAATCAACGTAAATATCAGTTCCACGATAACCCCAATCAGAATGTAATTTTCTATTCAAGTTATCACGGATACCAACTAACAAAGGAATCGCACAACGAACTGTCAATGCTTTCTCTCCTTCTCTTTGGTTGTTGTAAGTTTTGTTATCAGCATCGTTTAACAATTGAGAAGGTACTCCGTAAATATTACAAAGTGCTTTCATATCCCACTTCTCACTTTCAATTATATCTAATTCAACAGGACTTAAACCAATTTGTTTCCAATCTACTTTATAACCACTTACTGCAATAGAATTAAAGTTAGCAGAGCCACCTTTTTCACTCACGGCTCTTTTAAGTGCTTGTGCTTGTTGTGTTCCACTAATAGGGTCAAACCTATCATCATTCATAAAAAGAACTCCAGCTGGACCACCATTCTGGAAAGAAGCAACCGCCGCAGTCTTGGCTTCGTTCGAACGAGTCAAGTTTCTCGCAGCAGCCATCAAAGGAGATTGACCATATAGTTGATTCCCAGTTGTATTCCATTGTAAGTTTATGTATTTATCTTGTAATACTTCTTGCTTAGTAAAGTTCCAAAGTGGACCATAGTTCAATTGGTATCCGCTAATCGTTGGAGGAAAGTTTTGAATGTCCGCTAACACGTACATATATTGTGAAGGAAGCACGTACATTTCAAACGGCTTACCATCATTGTTTCCACCTTCAATCATCTTTGCGTAAACAAAAGAGTTTCCTGTAACTAATTTAAAAGTACACCAAGCCTCAACGAAATCACCAAAGGTATCTTCCTCATTAGGGTATTTTAATAACTCGTTTAATCGTGCATCTTTTGTATATATTTCAAACGCTTTCTTATGTAGCTTCTCAACATCCTTCCAGTTCTCAATTTTATCTGGTTGGCTCATTAACGCTTTGTATTTCTTTGCAGAAGTTTCATCAACCACTCTATAAACGTGGAATGGAGCAAGTTTTGCTTTATCCGCAATTAATTTCACAATTGAATAAACTATATCATTTGCTGAATAACCATCATTAACAAAGCTAATGTTATCGCCACCTTGCCAAGTTATTATCCCTTGTTGTATTGCAACTTGTCCGTTAAAAGGAATTTGTGGTAGTACAGTAGATAGTTTTTGTCTTTTACCAAAAAAGTCAAGTAATCCCATTATATATGAATTTTAACAAAGTTAGACAATTTATCCTAAAATACCGACACCTCAAATTTTAGCTTGGTTAAATGCGTAAACACGGCATACCTACAAGCATCCATCAAGTCATCATTTGCCTTTACAGGTTCTTCTATTACGTTATCGTTTTTATCCTTTTTCCATTTGTAAGACATAAACTCCCTTCTTAGGTTTTTGCTATTGTAGTGCAAGTTTATTGGATAAGATTTCATCTTTACTATTCCTGCCCATACATCCTTTTGCGCTGGTTTAATGTTAAATCCTTGTCGGTAAAGTTCCTCAATAGACTTAGGCTCTGCTGCATCCGCATAGATTGTTGCTCGTTCTGGTAGCTTCTCCTTAATCAATCTTGATAAGTCGCTTAAAGTTAATCCGCTTTGATAAACTATTTCCTCAAAGTAGTTTTGTCCTTCGTAGTGAGTAACCTTAATAAGTGCAGCTGGGTGAACATAACCAAAGTCTAAACCATAGAACACATCCCCATCAGGTGCTTCATCGTATTGCTTCCATTGAGTGTATATAATTTCCTTTGCAGAGCCTCGTTCCCCTAATCCGTAAACCTTCCACATAAAGTCATCTGGTAAGTCTTTGTACTGCTCAATGTTTCTTATTTGGCTATCGCTAAGGTTTGAGATGTTGTTAAGGTATGTAGAATGGATGCGTTTGTTCATTGGGTTATCAGCTACCTCATAAACCCAAGAAATAAAGTCCGCTGGATTCCAGTCTAAGAATGATTGTCCAGTTGTACGAATCAAAAGCTGGTCAAACAAAGCCTTACTAATTAGGTTTGCCTCGTTTACAAATAATATATCCCTTGCTGGTCCTTTTGCTTTATCTGGGTCTTCAAGACCAAATAACTCAATGTAAGAACCATTTTTAAATGTATAAATGAAATCAGTATATCGGAAATCCTTTTCATCCCAGATGTTCCATTGTTCAAGTATGTTTTTGAAATCCCTATAAACACCACGCTTGATATGTGGTAGGGAATGAGATACGCACGAAATTCTTGTATTAGGCTTGGTTAAAGCTATGTGAATTAATAACTGAACAACCGAATAACTTTTACTTGACCTTGACCCACCTTCATTGCATATTATAGGATATCCTTCTTCGTATGCCTTTTTATTGGCATAGAATACTGGTGTAGCCTTAATCTTTAATTGGTTGACAATCTGCATCTGGTTCTATTGTGATTTGCACATTACCCTTAATGTCAGCGGTGATGTCGGTTGTTTGTTTAGGTCTGCCTTCTAATCTATCTAATAGTATTTCGTATGCCTTTAAATCGCCTTTTCTCGCTTTTGCTATGATTTGCATATCTAATTGCTCGGCTATTGTAAACTCCTCATCTTCGCCTGTTACAGGATTGCGTACCTTAGTAACCAACTCTAATAAACGCAAAAGTCTTGTCTTGCTATTAGGCACACCTTTACCCCTTCCGTTTGGGTTTCTTACTTCCCCTTTTTGTGCTGGTATTAAATTATGTTCGTTTGCCATATTTTCTTATTTTCCTCTAATTATTACAAAGCTACTCCGTTCTTCTTGATAATCAAGGTTGGGTCGAGTTTTTTCATTCTGTCTATAATCACTTGGCAGTATTTAGGGTCTAATTCCATTCCATAGCATTTGCGTTTAAGTTGATGTGAAGCTACCATTGTAGTTCCTGTTCCACAAAATTGATCTAATATGATATATCCTTCTTTTGTAAATTGTAATGCCCATTCTGGCAAATCTATTGGGAAAGTTGCAGCGTGAACGTGAGAAAATTCATTATTTCTATTTGGTTTGCCTCTGTATATATTTGGAACTGTTCCTCTAAAATTTGCATTAGGTATTGCTCTTGAAGCTTTATCTTTTGAAGATATAAAGAACATATACTCCCAAGCAGATGTCATTACATTTTCAGCCATTGCAGGTGCTCCGTGTCCTTTATCCCATATTGCAACATCTATAAAATTGTCTTTGTATTCGTTTAAATATTCTATTAATGCTATTTTGTTACCGGCTAAACTTTGTATGTTACAAATCAAATAATCACTAAACAATATTGCATTATTTGTAAATCCTATCAATAAATCTAAATAATTGTCTTTTGTTTGATTATCATTGTATTCATTGTACTTGTTATCAGTTGTATGTGTATTACCACTCAAAGCCTCGCTTTTACCTGCATTGTAAGGTGGACTTGTAAATGACATATTTGCCTTTTGTCCGTTCATTAGCTTTGCCACTTGGTCGCTATCTGTACTATCCCCACAAAGTAACCTGTGTTCGCCTATCTCAAATAAATCGCCTAATACTATGTCCGTTTCTGTTCCGCCATCTGGAACGGCAAAGTCATCTTCTTCTGCCTCTAATACATTTGCATCAAAGTTTGGTATATCAAGACCCCATTCGCCAAGTAATTGTTCATCCCAATTGTTTGCAAGATCATCCCAATCCCACTCGCCATATCCTACGTTATCCTTAACTATAAACTCCTTCTTTTGTTCTTCGGTTAGTTCTTTTGCTTGTTTTACAGGTACATCCGTAAGCCCAGCTTCAATACAAGCCTTAAGCCTCATATTGCCACCTAAAACTATATTATTCTCATCTATCACAATTGGTCTAAGTTCAAGCATCTGTGGGAAGTCTTGAATTGACTTAACCAGCTTTTTAAACTTGTCATCCTTAATAATTCTTGGATTACTTGGGTTTGGTTTAATTTCGTTGATGTTCATTATCTACCTTGATTTTTATAAGGTTTAACTGGTTTGTCTTTAGGACCAGATGTCTTTTTGTACTTGCCTGTCTTTCTTTTACCAAATGTAACTTTGTTTCCGTTGCTAACTTTCGCCATATTTATTTATTAAGTCTGCCATATAATCAAATGCCTCCTCCTTAGTTTCTCCAAAAATGTAGTGCGTAGTACCATCAATCACAAAAGAATAGCAAGAATATCCAGCTATGACTTCCTCTTTGCACGTTTCAAATATGTTACTTGTATCTTTCAATTAGTTCTATTAATTCTGCTCTTTGCCATTTTTTAACCCTATTATTAACCGCCTCAAACTCCAACTCTTTCACCGCCTTTTCTCCTATTCGTTCTACTAAGCCAATCCTATACATTGCTTGGTTGCCGTGCTTAAACATATTGCACCCAGCACATTGTAAATGGATATTCCATTCGTTAAACCTTAAAGCCGAATAACCTTTAACAGTAAAGTAATGTCCAGCTTGATTCCCATTGTAATTGCCACAACTAATACAAGGTAAACCTTCATCTCGTTTCCTAATATACGCATTAACTACCTTTTGGGTTTTTTCTAACAACTTGGGTAAAGGTATCAATGGCATAATACAAAATTAGGGTTTAACTTGT